CATGTATTTCTCCAGTTTCATGAATAATAGTAATTATACAAAATTCGCTATTTATTGTCAAGATAGTTCGATAAATACAACATGCCCAGATTATCTTTATATCGTCCAAATAAAACCAACGATTATAACTTCTTTGATAGAACAATATCAGAAATGCTTACCACTGGGGGAACTGATCTTTATATCCATAAGTATCTAGGCCCCACAAATGAGGGACAATCAGTTGATTATACCCAGCCACAATACGATAGCTTGAATCCAAATAATATTCAAGATTTGTTGTTCCTAGAAAACAGGGACAGAACATATGATCCAAATATCTATAGATTGCGAGGACATTATCTAGTGCAAAATTTAGATTTTGATCTAAGTCAGTTTGGATTATTTTTAAACAACGACATCATCTTTATCGTAGTCCATTATAATGACATGATTGATATAGTCGGTAGAAAATTAATGGTAGGTGATGTTTTAGAATTGCCGCATTTACTAGATTATAATCCATTAAAAGAAACGATTCCTGTAGCACTTAAAAGATTTTATCAAATCACAGATTCTAACTATGCTAGCGAGGGCTTTAGTCAAACATGGTTGCCCCATTTGTGGAGAATTAAATGCGAACCCCTCATTGATAGTCAAGAATTTAGTCAGATATTAGAAGAACCGATCAATCAAGATAATTATTTAGGTCAGTGGGATAGCACCAAAGTTTATCCACCGGGCTATGTAGTAACATACGGGGATAAAAATTATATAACAAAAATTGAAACCCCAGCGGGAACTTTACCAACTAATACTACCTACTGGGATCTAGACACTGCTGAAAATCTTAAAGACATACTTGCCACCTATAACAGGAATATTGAAGTTAACAATGCTGTATTAGATGAGGCTAAAAGAGTTCTTCCCAAAGCTGGATATAATAGAAATAACTTATATGTTGTTCCGACCTACGGTGAATATCAAAGTGACGGTGTTCTTTCAAGAAAATTAAATCAGCCTGCACCACCCATCAATATTATAGTTGACTCTGCGGGCGCGCCTGGAGCGACCGTGACCGGTACTGTCTCGATGATAAAGAGTCCTAGATTTAAAAATGCTAGCCCTGTATTAAGAATTCCACAATCGGCACTCAAGTCTATATGGGACATGACGACGGATAAAAGTTCAGGGTCATTAGAAAAATACAACCAGGTAAGCATGGAAACAGTTGAGTTCCAACCACAATTGATAGGCAATGGATCAGGGGCAGTCGAGGGAGATGTCGCATTAAAATTATTTTCTCTAGGTCCAGTAACGGGCCCATATGGTACTGCTGACAATACATATGCTACTGCTGACGCTGATCCAGAAGCCCCGGGATTTACAGGCACGATCAGTACCGAGATGGATTGGAGAGCAGATTGCGATCCAAGATTCCAATATATCGCACGATCAAGCCCAAGATCATTTGGTTACACAACAGGCTATCTAGACGGTGATGGTACTGCTCCAAATGGATTCCCCACAGGAGCCGGGATCGCATTTCCTCAAAATCCGCAAGTGGGAGATTATTTTTTACGGATAGATTATCTCCCTCAAATATTATATCGCTGGGATGGTCAATTATGGGTACGCATATCAACTAATGTTAGAACAGATACTGGATTCACGATAGAAGATAAATCGCAGCAGTCAGGCTTCATAAATAACAATGAACAGACTAGATTAACGGATGGTGAGTTAGTCCCTCAGAAACAAGCACTATCAAGTATCTTGACACTAGCACCAGATCCTATACCACCAGTTACATAAATTATGGCACAATTTTTTTACGACCAACAGATAAGACGATTTTTACTACAGTTCGCTAGGATTTTTAGCAATTGGTATGTTACTAAAGGTAAAGATCCGGCAGGAAATGATATCTTAGTAAGGGTGCCGGTAATGTATGGGGACAGCAGCAGACAAGCATCTACAATTATCGCAAAGAATAGCGCGAGCAATCTTCCTAGCGCCCCATTGATTACTTACTGGATCACAGGATTAGAATATAACCAAAGCTGGATGACGAACCCCACATTCGTAGATAAGATCAATGTTCGTCAGAGAGCCTATAATAGTGAGACTCAAACATATGAACAAACTCAAGGACAGGCATTTACGGTTGAAAGATTGATGCCTGTGCCCTATACTTTGCGTATGCAAGTTGATTTTTGGACTACAAATTATAATCAAAAGCTAGAATTGATTGAACAACTAGGCACACTATTCAATCCCAGCTTAGAAATCCAAAGCACAGATAACTTTATCGATTGGACATCGTTGAGCGTTGTATACCAAGATGGACTGACATTTAGCAGCAGAAGCATACCTCAGGGAACAGGAAATCCCATAGATGTGTTGAGCTGGAAGTTTTATATGCCCATATGGTTAAGTAATGCGGCAAAGATGAAAAAAATGGGTGTGATCAATAAAATAATAAATTCAATTTATGCGGGAAAGGCACTCACAGATGTTCAGGATGATGATTTACTATTAGGCACAAGGCAAAAAATCACACCATATGGATATAAATTATTACTTTTAGGAAATCACTTACAATTACTTCCCGCTGATCAACCCTTTTATCCATCAAATGTTGATTTAGATTTACCAAATGCTCCTAATACATCATTATACTGGTCAAGCTTATTGAATGTCTATGGCACAGTGAGGCCGGGCATTAGTCAGATATGGTTAGAAAATCCATTCATGGATACTGAAATAGTAGGTACTATCGTACCTGATCCATTAGATGACAGACTGTTGATATATAATATAGACCCTGACACTTTACCACAAAATACATTAAATCCTGTCGATGGTGTTATCAATCCGCAAGTAACCGGACCAAATGCAGGCTTGCCGGGGCCTGTTAATGGCAGGAGATATCTATTAGTTGATAACATTGGGTATGATGGTGATACGACACAGGCATGGGGAGATTTAGTAGCCAATGCCAATGACATTATCCAGTATGTGAGTTCTACCGGCGAATGGGTAGTGAGTTTTGATAGTGGTACTGCTACTGATGTTGAATATGTCACCAATTTAACAACTAATGTTCAATATAGATTTACTGAAAATACTTGGATGAAATCATACGAAGGTTGGTATGGTCAAGGTGATTATAGCATAGTAATATGAACGGCGCGGGCGTGTTTTTTTATTGCAGGCTAACGGATAGATTTCTTTTTCTACTGAGAAATGAAAAATCCAATAATAATTTCTGGGGTATACCCGGTGGCAAAATACAACAAGAAGAAACATTATTTGAAGGTATTGAAAGGGAATGTATAGAGGAAATTAATTTTTTCCCCCATCAAGCAAAACTTATTCCTATACAGAAATTTGTCAACAACAATTTTACATATCACACATTTTTTTGTGAGATAGAAAATGAATTTATTCCCGTTTTAAATCAAGAACACTGCGGTTATGCTTGGGTAGGCAATAATCAGTATCCCAAACCCCTGCATCCTGGATTATTTACAACTGTTAATTTTGATGTTGTGCGAGAAAAATTAAAGATATTGACAAAAAAACAGCCCTGAAGGGCTGTTTTTTTATTTTAATAACTGTGCTACTGTATCGAACCCCAGAGAACCTATCACTACTCCGGCGCCCATCATCATCCACCGCCATTTTTCAAGACCTGAAATCTTATCAGCCATCGCTTTATGCGCTGACTGATTCGAACTTTGCATCTCTATTAATAATTTTTTATGTTCTTCTGAATTTCTATCGAGGCATGCGTGAAGTTCCTTCAGGTCACTCTTGATCTCAGAGACATCATTCTCGATGTTCTTGACCTGGACCTGAAGGACTGCGATCTCAGTCTCGGCTTGCTTAGTTGCTCTTGCAAGGGTGGCCATTTTCTAATTATGATCCTGAAATTGTAACTACTGGGTTCAGTAGACCGTTCGCAGTATTTGCTGCGGTAGCAGTATTGAATGAGCTTATTACATCCGGGTTCACATTAGATAACACTGCTGTACCTGTACCTGATCCTGCTCCTGTAGCAACGAATGTGATACCGGTGATGTTAGCAAATGCACCAACTGCTGTCCAGTTCGTATCGCCTGCAAATTCAATGGTATATACCGTACCTGCTACCAATGACGCAGCAGCCACTGTTGAGGGGAACACCTCAGAATTGTAATCATTCAATGACTCTACATAGGTTGTGCTTGAGTTAGCGTAAGTTGCTAAGATATTGAATGTGTTTGGCAATAGTGCTGTGTTTGCTGCATTGATTGTATAGCATGCTTGTGTCAAGCCCGTTGTTCCTCCCTTGACTAGATACTTTGTCTTACCTTTCTGACGAACGATAAAACCTGCTTCTGGAGTTGCATAAATGAATGATGCACCAGAGACATTGGCACTTGCATTTGCGGCTAATAGTGTTGTGTCCTGTAGGGCATATGATGTTGCATTTTGATTGGTTAAGTCAACATTTGCACCGCCGGGTGTTAATGAAACAGAGAATGCACTAGCATTAGGAATAGCCTTGACAAAATAAGTATTTCCAGCAACTAATCCACCGATATTTGCTGTTAACACTACAGGTAAATTTGCGTACAATGTCTGTGCATTTCCAACAGTTGTTAAGAAGTCACCTGCTGCTGTTGCGTTAGAAATTTCGATGTTTGCAGTACCTGTTGCTGTATCAACATAACCTAATGTGATTGCTGTACCATTTGTATCTATATATTGAATAACTGAATCTGCTCCAATACTTCCTAGATCAGTACCAAGTCCACCTACTACATTACTACCATCTGAACCGTATAATGTACCTGTTCCATTCACTCCCATTGCAACATTGACTAATACTTGATTACCGAAAATAGCTGTATTTCCACCTACAACACCATATGTAGTGGTATTAGTCTCTGGATAACCATTACCGCTTTCAGGATTGTTGAAGTATGCATCAACTACACCTACGGTTAATGCAACTGATTGGCTTGATGTATCTGATAGTGCTACAACATTACTGTTTGGGTTAGCACTTAATTCTGTTGAGGATACTGTGAATGTTGTTGAAGAAGCAACATTTAATATCCAATATGTTGTTCCGCCTGTCAATCCTCCCACATTGCTTGCGGGAATGAAGGGCATGTTCTTGATGATACCTAAGGCAGTTAAGTTTGCTGATGTTGTTACTAAGTCTGTAGCAGCAGCAGTGTCAGTTAATGTGATGACAGCCTGTGCTTTTGCGATTTTTAAAGGGCGTCCCATTTGTTTTTCCTTTATGTTTGTTTGTGGGTTCTAGCCACTACGCGGCGGGGACCGCATAAACTCACCCCATGTGAGTGTATAATGTATTTATCTATATTGCGTAAATTTAAATGGTTGTTTTGTGTTTTATAAATAAATTCATGAGTATACTTAATGAAAAATGTTTTCCGGTATTATTTACCTGGGATTGGGATGATTATTCTACAGGATCCAGCAAGTGCTATATGGAGATACATGACAGTGCTTTAATTTTTTACACTGAACAATGGGAAGACAAAGATTATTATTACATCTCTTTTTTACATAAAGATGCTTTTAGAGAATTTGATTTGACGAAAATCATGGGATGCGATTCATATAATAGGCTAAAAGCAAACGATTTAACATTGATATTACAAAACAATCATGAATCTTATCACAGCGTAGTTGATGGCATATATCAGTATATCATTCTTAAACACGGAATAAACCCTAAAAACATCATACTTATAAGCCAATCTAGAGACATTGATAGGGAAATAGAAGTAATAAGCAAAAAATATTACAAAGAAAAAATTCAAGGAAATTGGTTGAGAATTTTTGAACATGATGCAAGTATTTTAGCAAAAAAAGAAGAAATAAATATACCCCCTACTTTACAAGAAAAAGAATATGCAAGAAAATTTTTATCATTTAATGGAATGTGGAGACCGCATAGAAGTAGTCTCATAGCCGGATTGATATGTGAAGATATATTGGATGAGGGGTTTGTAAGCTACAACACAGTTCCGGAAATAAGTGTAGATGGACAGGAAAATTTTGATTTTTTACTGGACTATCACAAACATAATAAAGATTTTTTACAAAAATTAGTCTATAATGCTAAAAGTATAAAAGAAACAAATAAACTTTTTTTAGATACCGCAAACAATCAAAAACAAAATATTGATTTAGCGAAAATAAGTAATTCACCTTTAGAATATTATATCATGACTTATCTTAGCGTTGTCACAGAAACAAATTATTCAAAAAAGACTAGTGACTTCCATGATTCTTTTGCAGGTCAAACGGGCCCGGGCAGATTACTAAGTGAAAAAACTTTTAAACCCATTACACTTAAACATCCTTTTATAATAGCCGGCGTTCCGGGCACCTTACAATTACTTAGAGAAATAGGTTATAAAACATTTCATCCTGTAATTAATGAAAGTTATGATCTAGAAACTGATAATAGTAAAAGAATAGAAATGATTATTCATGAAATCAAAAGATTATGTTACATGTCACCGGAAGAGTTAAAATATTATCTACACGCATGCAGAGAAATATGTGAATATAACTTCAATGTTTTAAAATCTAAAACATCTTTCATGGATAAACTTTGTTAAAGTTTATAGTCTCCGTATTGTTTTCTTTCTCTTACCGGATCGTTTAGTTTTTCAGCCATGATGTTTTTCAACACATAACGCTCTTCCATTATGTCGCGGACTTTTAAAGCCCTTCGACCAATCTCTTCTAATCCAAACATCTCTTCTACTCGGTGTTTTTTGAAATCATCTTCAATTTCCCACACCATTTTGTGAACTTCATAGAGCCTATCTAGTTCTGTTTGAATGGCAGGAACATCGATGTCTTTAATTTGATCAGCGTAAAAGTCTAATTCTTCTTTGTTATTGCCTATTTTGTCAAATTTCAGTTTTGCGATACAATATCTGTCTACTAATTCAATTACTGGAAATTTATACATATTCTTTCACCTCAGGAAAATATTTTAAAAATCTATCATTTGGGTTATCTCTAACCATTTTTATTTTTTTACTTATCTCTTCAAAAAAGTTCCATGCCAAAGGAACAAAAACTACTTGATCATTTTCTTTAAAACTTGTCAATATATCTATTGATTTAATTGGAATATTAAGACCCGGGGTATATCTATTTTGTTTTAAAGAACTATCATCAATTATAACATCTAATGGTTCTTTCATATAATTTAATAATGTGTTACCTTTCGCAGCAGCACCATATCCCACTATTTTGAATCCCCGGGCTCGATACATCCTGATTGCCGTTTTAAGATTCTCAGTATTGGTCTTTACTATTTCTTCCCAATTACGATATGTACTTAACTTTTGTAGTTTACTTTCCATAGAAATCAAATTGAGTATATTGAAGGGTTTTTGTATATTTTTGCTAAAAACAAAAACATAACTATTTCCATGAATAGGGGTTTTGATGACATCGATCAAATTTATTCCTGCCCTCAATGATAACTTATAAACACTATTGACATTAAAGAAATTTATATGTTCATGATAGATAGTGTCAAACTCGTTATTCAATACCATGTCTGCTTGGCTTGTTTGAATGAATAATAGAGTATGATCATTCATCATTTGTTTACATGTTATCAAAAAACTCAGGGGATTTGGATTATGTGCAAAAACATTTTGTGCAGTTATCGCATCGAATTGTATATTCAATTTAGAAGGTGTGTTTTGATCAAAATATCCACAAATTATCTCATGACTTTTTGAACTTTCAGGGTAGATATTTTCTGCAGGGTCTATTCCGTAGGTGTTAAATCCTAGTTTCTTGAAAGCGTTCAGTTGAGTTCCATCATTGCAACCTATATCTAATATATTATTAGTAAATCTTTCTGTATTTTCAACTACATACCCCGCAAACCAATCGCTGTAATCTTTCAATGTTCTGCTTGTGCCTGCTACATATAAGTAGTTTGAATAAATTTCTTTTGGATCAACGGTATGCGTCAATTGCAAATGATAGCAGTCTAGACAAAGATTGACCGCTAAAGGGTAATTGTTCAGAAATTCAGGTTGAGTTCTATAATCATTTGCTAAGGGTTGACTTCCAAGATCAAGTGATTTTTGTAAATTATCAGATCCGCATGCTAGACATTTTTTGTTTTCAATCATAATCAATAAATTTATTTCTATTAGTAAAACTACAGGATGTAAATTTATCTTCTAACTCTTTTACGATAGAAGATATGTTTTCGTTGAATGTAAAATCAAAAGTGTTCTTAAATTTTTCAGTACTCATATCAAAATCATATATCCCTTTGATATCAGGGGTTTCAATAATTTCTGAATTTGCTACAGAGCATACATAATTGCTAATATTATCGACCGTGTCTGTGAAACTTGCCAAGTTATAAATTCCCGGTACAGTATTCTCTATCACGGTTTTTATAGCCCTACTTATATCGGCTATACCAAGTATAGGTCTTTTGATATCTTTATTATTGATATAAAACTGTTTCTCATGTACCGATCTTTTAAACATAGAGTTTATCATCAGTTCTTCACGGATATTTGGGCTCCAGCCATTAACTGTACCAAATCTAAATCCTACGATGTTGTAACCTTCTCCGATAAATTTTTGTGCCTGCGTATCTAGTGAAAATTTAGTAAGATCATAATGGTTGATGGGCTTGAATTTGATTATTGAATCTTCTACTGAAGTTTCTGATGACAATCCATAAACACTTCCACTACTTGCGTATATCAGCATTTGATGTTTGTCAAGTTTAGAAACTAATTCGATGAAATTGTTGACATTGTTATTCCAACTAGAAAATATAGGGCCATCACACATCTTTACAGATGAATGCCCTGCTAACAATATCACTGCATCGAATTTACTTAGATCATTTCTTGTTAAATCTTTGTAATCTTTGACCTGATTAAATTCTTGCTTTTTTCCGAACCAGCATATATCAATGCTATGCATCTCATAGATAGTATTAAGATCGTGAATTACCCTAGAACCTATATACCCATTGCCACCGATTACAAGTACTTTTTTTGACATCAATTATTTAACTGTAATAACTGATTTAAATATTTTTAATATCCTGTTGTTCCGGTGTTAGAAGTGGGCATTCCTAATTCAGTGATAGAGAATGGTGCAGAACTTGCCGAAACTCCTGATACCTCTAAAAACGAAACGATATTGCCCTGGCCAACAATGATGCTGTTTTCTACTGTATTAGCCGGAATGATCTCGCTATTTGCTGTAGCTACTGTATATGGAACACCATAAGGATTATATCGCGCAGTGGTATTTGAGATCGCTACAGCAGCATTTGCAGTTAGTGTGAGGCTTGTGGCATTGGCGATAGATGCAACAATACCTACGGTAGTACCTGAAGTATTGCCGATCCAGCTACCTACAGTAAGTTGTGAAACAAAAGATGTGCCTACTCCTGATACTGCATTGCTATTCGTTGCACAAGTGATAGTACCTGTCAATGCCACATTGGGAAAGCTAGTTGTAAAGTGTATTGGACTATCGGTAGTTGCTATCCTGATCTTATCAGTTGCAATATTTGATGATGATTGTGCTGATCCATTCGCTGTATAAACATATGATGCCATTTTATTTTCCTTATAGTCTGCCGACAGCGATCTCTATGATGCCGTCTGTACCTTCAAAATTTTCTAATGCTTTACCTATGATCGTTCCTAATTTAGGATCATGAGTAGGTCTAGCGTATCCATTACCACCTGAAACTAACATGTCGCCTTTACGGATGTTTCCCCTAACCTTTACAGGGACACGACCCTGAAGCGCAATAGCTACTGCAATACCGGGACATTTTGCGTTCATGGCATAAGCAGGGTTTGTAGATACCACCCCTGCAACTCTTCTTGTCTCATCCGAAGCTAGTGTTACTTCTTTGTCGCCCCCGAATTCTAAAACGGTTCCCGGTTCATACACTTCATCTGCTTCATAGTACTCTGCTAAGTCAGCATATGTTGCTTGCATTCTTGAACCTGCACTGAGGGTGAAGTTGCCGGTCAATGTACCTACATTCGTATTAGAACCCATGCTAATCACAGAAGCATTTGCAAATGTGAGTCCAGTTAATGTTCCAACCGATGTGATGTTTGGTTGAGCATTAGTTGTAACTGTGCCTGCTGTAGTTGCGCTAGTAACAGAAATGCTATACGATCCGGTGAGCCTTCCACTCGGAACTGTACCAGTCGATAGGTTACTAGCATTTAAGTTCGTTAAACCTGCGCCGTTTCCCGCAAATATACCTGTGTTCGCAGTAATATTAGCAGCAGTGATATTTCCACTGACTCCTAGACTCGTCAGTGTTCCAGTACTTGTGATATTTGGCTGTGCTGCTGTTGTGACAGTACCGGCAGTAGTTGCTGCGCCAGTTAGCGCACCTACAAATGTTGTTGATGTAACACTTGATAGACCTGTAACTGTAGTCGTTGTGCCACCTAAAGTAAGTACTGTACTACCAAGTGTTAAACTTGCATTTGCTAGTCTTGCTTGTGCTAGTGTACCGCTTGAAACATTACCTGCATTTAAGTTTGTTAGGCTCGCCCCGGAACCTGCAAAGACTGTAGCGGAGACGGTACCTGTAGTTTTGTTGAAGACGAAGCTGGGCTGCCCGCCTAATATTCCTCCATCATTGAATTGAACATATGTGTCTAGTCCTGCAGGAGTGGCTGTTCCATTTCCATTGGCATATGTAAATCCGCCTCCCACAACTGCACAATATCCGGTTACCGCGGATGTGAAAGTTAATGTTACTGCATTAGCATTGGTATAATTAACTACAGGATAATCGTATCTTCCAATGTATGAATTGCCTGTATTGTCAATGGGATCTACACTTAAATATTGATTGTTTAGATTATGTATAACAGTCCAAGTATTACTTGCCACTGCTTGTGCGTGCAAATAATAACCACCGGTTGGATCTGTCCAACTTAGTGTTCCTGAACCATTAGTCTTAAGTATTTGGTTGGCATTTCCACCGGTAATAATTACATTACTTACTGGACCTAAGTTACTTGTTCCTGTAACCCTCAATGTACCTATGTTACCGTTTCCAGTTGTGATCAGATTCCCACCAGTTACGCTACCTGTCACGGTAAGAGAGGTCAATGTACCAACACTTGTTATATTTGGTTGTGCTGCGGTTGTTAATGTACCAGCTAGAAAACTTGCACTTACAATATTTGCACCTTGTACATTTGATCCTGCACCACTCAATGTGATGTCAGCATTAGCTGCCATAGTGAGTCCCGTAAGTGATCCTAAACTAGTAACATTGGGTTGCGCAGCAGTAACTAAGCTACCCGTGACAGTAGTAAATACTCCAGCAGTTGCACCTATATTTCCCACATTAGCATTTCCAGTTACACTCAATGCTCCTGCAGTCGTTAAATTCCCACCTGTGATATTACCTGTCGCAACTATTAATCCAGAAGTACCTAAGTTCCCTACATTGGCATTTCCAGTTACACTCAATGCTCCTGCAGTCGTTAAATTCCCACCTGTGATATTACCTGTCGCAACTATTAATCCAGTAGTACCTAAGTTCCCTACATTGGCATTTCCGGTGACACTTAGAACTCCAGCTGTAGATATATTACCACCTGATAAATTGCCTGTTGCTGTTAAAATTCCTGCAGTAGATATATTTCCGCCCGATATATTTCCCGTGACTGATGCTGACCCGGTAACTCCCAAATTACCTAGATTAGCATTGCTCGTTACATTTAATAATGTAGTATTAAGATTACCAGTAGCAACATTAAATGATAAATTTGAGTTTGCGCCTAAAGCATAGTTTGCCGTAGAATTTCCATTTACAAATACTGGATAAAAAGTTCCTGTTGTTTGTGCTGTAACTACTTCAAAATCTGAAACATTGGAATACGAAACATTTAAGTTGGCAACACGGGTAGTGCTTGTCACTGTTAACGGAGCAGTACCTGTAGAAATATTAGAAATTAATCTACTAGCGGTCAATGTTCCATTAGAATTTAAATTACCTGCAGTTATATTGGCGGTTACTGTAACTAGTCCTGACAGATAGTTATATGTGAACCCCGGATCACCATCCAGTAAATTCGTATTATTGAATTGTACCTGTTGATTTGCTCCCCCTGCAGTGGCTGCCCCGCCACCGCCGCCCGCGATCACTGAAGTGGCTATAGCATTGTTTGGATTATCATATTCAAGATTAGTACCATTGGAGGGGGTAGTTCTTCCAACATCAGTATATAATTCAACATTTCCTGTTGTAGGATAATCATTAGCCAGTGTTAAGTAAAATACTTGACCGTTAACATTGGCATTCGCATTACCTTCTACACCCGAAATTGTTACAGAAGTACCTGAGACATACGGCGTCGTATTTGCCACTGTCATTATGATAGGCGTACCATTTGATAATGCTTCGATAGGGGTATATAGTGTTCCTTTAGGTGTCCAGCTTAAATTACCTAATCCATCAGTTTCTAGTACATAGCCGATCGCGCCGCCCTCTATCTTTAGATTGGCAGCGTCTCCTAATTGTAGTTTATCCCCATTTAACTGACTGGTGTTTCCTGTGTAATTTTCCCATGTGTCTGTGGAGGATACATAGGTTAAAATCTGTCCATTCTGAGCATTAGATATGTTGAAATTTCCGCCATCACTTCCATTTATCTGACTAAAACTTATGTTGGAATAAGATGTCAGTACCTCGATATTTTCGATGTCGCCGGATGTTTTACCTATAAAAAGTCGTTTAGCGTCTGACGCAAAACCAAATTGCGCTTCATCTAATTGAGGAAGATCAACTAGATTACCTGATCTTTGCTGAATTTTTGATATCTGTACTATGGCCATAAGAGTAATATTTCATTTAGTACTCTTATTTATCATAACACACGATATAAATTTATAGGAATTTCATGTAATATTGCTCTACTCTTTTAAACCATTTTTCTGTCCATTGATCAAAATCAGTACCTTCTACGATGAATTCTTGATATTGATTATCAGCAGAACACATAAAGATCACGCCTTTGCGTATATTAGTTCCATGGACTTCGTTATGTGCAGCAGCATACGCCGCTAGTTGGATGAAGTAATCTTCGATCCACTCGCGTTTTTTAGGTTTATTGGTTTGTTTGTGATCCATGATCGACTCACTGCCGTCATGTATACCTACTAGATCGGTTGTACCTGCATATATCTTAGGATAATAAAGTGGAACCTCAGTGCCCCAGAACTCAGTACACTTGCTCAATCCATTAGATATGATATTATGCGCCATTTGATGACTCTGTAGACTGTATGGATTGCTACCGGGATCACCAGTACTTCCATTCTTTATATAATTCTCAAGCCATTTATGCATGCGGGTGCCCCTACCAGCAGCCTCAATGGTTATCTGTTGAGCCTTCTCGGGACCAACTCTCTTTCGCCATTCTTGTAACGCTTTCTTTGCTTCTTCAGGTTTGGTGGCATCTAATATTGTAGTAACACTTGGGAGTTTTTCTCCGTCCGGAGTAGCATACCTTCTTTCTCCGTTAATAGTTTCTTTATTTAAATTAGAATATGTGTATTTTTGTACTATCATCAATACCAATCTATATCTCTTCGATATCCGTATGTAGTTGGGGCCATATCTTCCCGCGTTATATGTTTATCACCCTTTTCAAAAACTAAATCAGGATATCTCGTTTTTATTTCATTTTCAAAAAAATCAGCTAGAAAAATTTGAGCCTCGGGACCATCATGTGAGCATTTGGTTTTGGGAAAAGGTAAGACCAATTTACCTAAATTCTTAGGATTTATATAGTGTGACGATTCTATTTTTTCAAGCATATAATTGAACTTATTTTTAACGGAGTCTAATGATTTTTCCCAATCATGCTCGTTTGCAAAATCACTTATTATTGCGGGAGTATTATTTGCAGTAAACAAATTCAATAAAAAAAGTTTATGCAACCAGGTTTTGCGAATAAACTCTTCTGTATCATAGTGTTCTAGAAAAGCTGTTTGATATACATCTTTGATATTAGATACATCATCAGCAAGATATAGATTATCATAATCCTTGATAGTAAATTTAGTTGGTTCATGAGGACTATAATTATACCAGTGTTCTCTTCTCCAATATTGAGAAAAATTTATTATAAAAAAAGGATTAGAGTTAGTATTTCTTTTATTGCAATAGAAATACTCATAAGTACGCCTAACTATACTATCGTTTCCGCATCCAGTCACTGCTAAATTTACTACAGGTACATTTAATTTTTTACCTAATAAACTAAGGAAACTTTGCTCTTTTATATTGTCGAGCCCTTGACCATAAGTCCAACTACACCCATTAGCTACTATATGCGTGATTTTCATAAATTATACTGTAAAACTTTCTCCACATCCACAACGATCTTTTTCATTTGGATTAATGAATTCAAATCCCTCGTTGAGCCCTTTTTTAATATAGTCCATTGTTAAACCTTCTATATAAGGTAATGATTTTTTATCAACAAATACAGAGCATGTATTAGATTTTATTTCAATATCGCTATTGGTAGGACTATCAACAAATTCTAAAACATAAGAAAGTCCCGAACAACCGGTGGTCCTCACACCAATTCGTATACCTTTCCCTTTACCTCGTTTTTGAATTTGTTCTGTAATTTTGTTCTCAGCAAGTTCGGTTAAAGTAATCATATATATTATTTACTTTTTTAATCTCATTAGTTGATAACTCTTGCAATTTTTTATAATTAAACTCTACGATTTCCTGAATTTCATCTATATGTTGATCTATTGAATCGAGAAAGTTTTTAGCTACTATTACACGATGTTCTATATTTTCACTGGGATCCTGATCATAAGATTCATCTATAATAGAATTAAATGTTTGAAATCCCATAGACCTTAAATATTCCAAGGCTTGCGGAGAAGACTGCATGACAAATGGTTGCCTATTCATGATTGTTCGATATGTTTTTTCTGTTATAAAATTTTTATATAAGAATCCGTAATCGCTAGTCTCATTAATATAGCCCAAAGATGAGTTATCATAAACACTTTTAATTGTATTTTTACTACCCGATATACTCACGCTCAATCCTGCTTCTAATGCTGATTCAACAACGGGAGTTCCATCGAACGGTTTAAGATATTTTTCGATGCTTGAGATAAAATTTTTATCTTCTATTATTTTCATACAATCATCGACAGTACCTAAAGCCCCTATCAATGATTTCTCAAGTAATCCCTGTTTATAAAAATAATAAAGAGTTTTAACTCTAGACGATCTTGACTTTAGTTTAGATAACCATACATTTATTTTTTTTGGTCTATCCTTAATGGGAGTAGTAGAAAAAAGAAGACTATTTTCTTTTAATACTTTTCCTGCATCTGCTAGCAATCCATCAAAATAAAAAAAATTAAAATTTTCTGGTAAATCATGAATATTTTTATTAATGGCAAATATTATATTTTGCTTATTTATTCCCAAATTAACATAGATACTTGAAAGTATTTCAATTATTTTTATATCGGATTCAGATGGTTCACAAGTACGGTCTATAATTAGTATAGTGTTAAAACCCTTTTTATTTCTTTCTTTTACGATGAAATTTAATTTTTCAATATAAGATTGGGGGTAATTTATATAATAGTAATCTAGAATTACTATCGAATCCTGCACATTGCACATTTCTTCTACATCAAAAAATTTTATTGATTCAGATAAAAATGGACCTATGTCCGAGATGCATTCTTGATAATAAAACATCATTAATTGTTTAATGCATTCTTTGCCATTGACTTTACTATTTCTTGACTTTTATTTGGATCACTGTCCACTTCTTCTTGACCCTTAAAAATTACTTTATCAGCCTGTATATTTGATATCAATTTATTCATAGGTGGATATTTGATCATGTTATATAAATCTTTTTTATCCACAACTATATCATATTGTTGCAAGTATTGCAACAAGTTGTCAACGGTGAATTCGCCCGTTAATTCTCCGTCGTCAAGTTCAGTTTTAAGCTGATCTACCACTACAGTTATTTTGGGAATTAACGGACTTTGAAGTTCAAAGAGAAACATTATCTCTTTGCCCTACCTGCGCCTCCGACTGGAATTTCTTCTGGCTCTTCATTAGAAAATCCTGTTACAGGTTCTTCAATTTCTTCGGCACCCACTGATACATCGGTTTCTACTTCTTCTGGTTGTGTCATAGAAGCATCGAAAGGTTGTTCCATTGTGTTACCTTGTCCTGTCACTATTCCCAATGCACCATTCAATGTTGTTCTTGTCTGCTGTAAACATTCGATCAATGTTTGGAGAGCGGCGGATACCTGGGTGTTAAATGCTTGGCTTTCGTTAACACCTATCTCAGACTCAATGCTTGCTGTCAATGCGGGCAATTCTTTGATCAGCATATCACTGGTTTCTTCAAGCATTTTCTGAACTGAATCTACCATGTCTTGAGATGCGAGAACTACCTGTGATTTTTCTACCTCTTCATTTTCTATCACTATTCTTGCTGTGTTTTTTTGAATAGAATTGATATGATCTTTTAAAGATTGTTCCATGAATACCATTTTCATGTATGCAGGACTGGTTTGCTTTTCATAAAAATCAACAGATTTTTTTGTCTCTGCGATCAATGACCTTACTTTTTTGAGCATGGTCTGCGCCACAGGTCTAGATAATTTCTGAGCATTGAAGGGGAGTTCGTAATTTTCTTTCAATGCAGTTTTTCCGTAAGATTTTTTGTCTAGGTCATTTAGTTTCATAGTTGTTTTCCAAACAGTTATAAAGTATTTATCTTCTTTGAAGAGTTTTCTTGATGAAATTGTGCAGTTTGCCATGCATCCATGCTGTTTACAAGTTTGTTTAATTCGTATTTTATATTTTTCTTTTTTATTTTTTCCTGCAATTGTTTAGCAATGTAAATTAATTTTTGTTCAGTGTCTTTAGTCCTCTTGATCAATTTTTCATATATCTGTAGACTGGTTTCGACCCTAAAAATATCTTTATCTAATTGTTCTATCCTATTAGATTCAACAAATTTATTTCTTTTATCAGATATACACCAACTAACAGCATTTTTAAGAGTATAAAATGATTTAATAGTATGGGTACCCCTAACATATACATTGTAAATTTTCTCAGATTCTAGGTTTAAAATATAATATTTGCCATATAAATGAACCGTGCCTAGATGATCTTTAAAGATAAATTTATCTACTAAGGTATGCGCATAATTATCATCAAAAAATGCTTCTACCCTTTTTTCAAAATTCTTAAATGATTTCAAAATAAATGTTCCTTAACTCAATAGATGTGTCTAAAAATGCTGGAAGTTTTTCCCATGATACATGAGTTTTAATCATGGGTACACTATCGCAGCTATGATACAGTCCGCCTAGATCAGTGATTCCATCGTCAAATACGCTGTGGTGTTGCACACCAAAATCAAATATCCAACATGGAATTTCAATATCATCATCCGTTTCTAATAAAAATCCAAAATTTTGAAATTCTTGAAAGTTAATTTTAATTTGATCGGGTTTTAATATTATTTCGGGCTGTGACCTTAACGAAATAACTTGCAATATAGTATCAAAATTACATTGTGTATTTCTTTTGTATATCCAATCATCCGAAGCATCAGCAGGCGCCTTAGATCGGTTTAGTATACCTGTATTTGTGATGTCAAATAGTGTATAACAGCGTATTATGTAACTCATAGTTTTTATTTAGAGGTAAAAAAACCCGGGCAATAATTCCCGGGTTTTCGTAACAAACTAAAAAATTAGTTTGTGAATGTTGCTGTTGCTGCTGTTGTAACTGCATAACCTAACGCTGCTGTTAATGCAGTGTCTAAGTTACCACCGTTTGTGAAATCCCATGCATCAACTGGGTATGTAGCCATTGCTAATGTATCTGTATTTGCACCAACTTCAGTAAATTCAAAAATATAGATTGTAGCTAATTGTTGAACTGTGTTAATAGTTGTTAAAATATCAGCATTAGTTGGGGTAGCGATGCCTGTAAAAGTAATTGTACCAAATTGTAACTTTGGACCTTGAGGTTGAACTGTTAAACCAGAATCAACTTCATTTACTACACCTGTTGTGTATGCTGGTGAATCTAAGTTTAGAACTTGTTGAAAGTCACCGTGAACTCTTGTAAATTGTGCCATTTTATTTTCCTTTATAAGTGTGAGCCGTAGCTCTACTTTTATTTATGCCTATAAGAAAAAAATGTTGGTTTTGGGTAATTAACGCTGACCAGACAAGTTTTGGCGGCTAAAACCCATTCTGTCTACAAACTTCAAGCCTTGACTGACGAATCCTTCTTGGCTTTGCTGCCCTGATTGTAGATAGCCCTTTACCGGACCTTGCTCGGCTTGTTTAGCTAGTTGATCTACTATTTGATTCTTGAGATTATAGATAGCGATCCATATAGTGAATAAACCCTCTATGCCTTCTTTATTATTGTTAAGATGATCTGATAACTTTGCTTTCATCGATGCTGTCATGGGTCTAGTCTCAAAGTAATCTATGAAATCACTAGCCATGTTGCTTAGATCACCGGACACAATCTTTTTATTGATATAGGTTGTAAATAATTGATTAAAAGTATTACGGGCCTGTGGTGCCTGCATCAACTTTTGTACCGCTGATCCATATTTCTTCACTGCATTTTTCGCATTAGTCACTAATGCAGGGTCTAGTTTCAAATTAGGAGTGACGGGCATTGCGCTAGGAATGATGGCAACATTACTATTGTTCTTTAACTGTCCTAAGCTACCATTCAATGGCTGAGATTTATCTGTGGTGGCAGCAACAGCAGGAATAAATTGATGCACTGCTACACCTGCTGTTTTATCCGCAATCAACTTACCTATGTCACTATCGACATCTACAGTATATGCTATACCTTTAGGATTCGCTTTGAACTTATATAGACCATTCTGATCATTGAGTGGTTGACCAAAGAGCATGTCACCCCAGTAGTAACCCTTAGTTCCTTTACTTGCTTTTTCGAGACCTTGCCATATGTTTGAAATGATACCGTGAAGTTCAGCACGATCAACTCCCCTAGCCCTATCGTACCCTATGAATTGTTCCGGGCTATAGATTTTTCTACCCGACATGTCTTTCTTATTGAACATGTGCTTATCCATGATACTGAATTTACCATCAGGACCGTGACCGAATATCAATGCAGGATAGCCGTCCCACTTGATAGTGATTGATTTGGGATTCTTGGCAGTCGCTAATATAGCATTGATGGCTTGATTGGCACCGGCGACATCACCTAGCACGATCAAATCTTCTGGATGATCTAAATGCCCCTTATCTTCTACTAATATATCTTTATTAACGATAGAATAAAGGTGTCTCAGTGATTCTGCCAAATTCATTTTACTTTTTTGTTTTCGGCTGTTACTGGAGATTTAGCGGGAGCGACATAAGGTGCTTTAGCAGGTTTGGTTGGCGCAGCCGGCTGCGTTTTTACAGGGGCTTGTACTGGTTTTGTTGCTCCGGGCAACATTCCGCTTAAAGTTTTCAATAAATCCTGATGTGCTTTTGCATCAATTTGTTTTAATTGGCCCATCATAGTTGTGATATTTTTAATCAATTGATCTTTCGGTGGAATGTTTACCGATGAAGTAGCAGATGTTACATTTTGATCAGCCTGTGCTGTAGCAGTCTGTGTGGTCTGTGCTTGTGCTGGCTGTTGATTCTGTGTCGCAGCTTTAGGATTACTAGCAGTATTTTGTAAAGCCCATGCTGTGTTAGCAAATGTGCTAAGAGGCTGTTTAATATTAGGATAACCATCTTCAACTGATTTGACTAATGAATCAACCTTATCCTGCGCCCTACTATAGTCAACACCCTTCATATATTTTCTAAACCAATCTTGCAAGAATTCGCTGATACTTTGTGCTTCCTCTTCGTTAATGATACTCTCATAAAGTCGATGTAATTTATAAAAAGATGATTCAACAATCCTATATCTTTTGTTAGATTCAAATAAAACCTTTAATCCCACATCATCCCATGATAATCCCACCGACTCTAACAATTTATTGATAGCATAAATCTGATATGCTTCGGCTATAGTTTGTCCTGCTTTGAGTTTTTGAACGGCGGCGTTTGCGAAATTGGGATCGACATTTCCTTTTTTGATTACTTGTTGTACTGTTGCTAATGCGTTTCCCCACTCGGGATAATCTTTTCGATCAGCCATGAAGTTGACTAATTCTTTTGTCAATGCAATCTTTTGATTTTTATCCTGGGTTTGATTTATCGTGATAGACGCTTTTTTGATATAATCGTTTATGTTTTGTATAGTAGAACGCTGTGCCTGTGCATTTTGTTTAACAGGTTGTGTAGTTGCTTTGGCTGTAGCCGGGGCGGCTTGCGGTGTAACCGGTGTAGTTAGAGTCGTTGTCTGGCTCACCGGTGTTGCGGCAACACCTGATTTTTTCTTGGGGTCTACCAATCCGCCCTTTATCGCACTGTTTAATGCGCTAGATGCTTGTCCAACAAAATCTTTTAAAAACGCATCCTGCACCATTTTTTCTTTTATGCCCAGCTGCCCTTCAGGTCTACCTATTAATCTATTGCCGATCTGTTTTAAGGCGGCAGCGCCATACTCACCTGCTACATCGCTTAATGATAATTCTTCTATTTTTTCAATTTCATTGAGTTTCACGATTTTTCCTTAACGATTTTTGAAATCTAGTTTGATCTCTGCCTTTGATTGAGCTTAATAATTTCTTTTCAAGCAATTCAGCCTGATCAGGGGTATAATGTTTATTTATGAGTTCTAACAAATTGATGGCGCTGGTAATTATATTGTGGCCACGACTCTCGATAAGATGTGCCATATCACGGCTATTACCTATAGCCTCTAATTCTTCCAACAGGCTTTTAGTTTTTCTCTGCATCATAAGTAACCCTTTATACTTATTTATAGCCAAAGGTTACTTTATGTCTTTAAAGAATTAAGCAAAGATTTTAATTTTGATCCTTGAACATCTGCCACTATTTTCTTTGTGTCAGATTCAATTTTATCATTTACTGATTGATTTATGTTAGATATACTGCTCACGGCCTTGATCTTATTCATAATATCGTTTGCTGATGGTTGATGTTTATTTTCTTGATCAGGATTGGGATCAGTGATGCGCAAGGTTCCAACATCAAAAGCAAGTTCAATCTTTTGTCCTACTCCCGAACTGCTTCGTGTTTTCATTAACTGAAGTTGATACTGCCCGCGATCTCGCATGCTACGGCTAGTAAAGATACCGAACACATTATCCGCAGTATTGATCTTTGAGATACCACCTGAGATATGACTATGATCAAATTCGATCTCTTCGACTGCTGATCTGTTAAGTTGTGACGCTGTGACGAATAAAACATTTAGTTCTTTCGCTAGGTTACGCAATTCTTCCGAGACATACTTGTCCTTGACGAACAAATCACTAGGACTAACTTTCGTAGATACCGGCATGAGCAAGTCAAGATAATCGACACAGAGAAAATCAAGTCTTACACCTGTCTGAATCTGTAGTTCCTTACAATACGCCCGTAAGTCATTTACTGTTGATTGTGCGGGCATGTATTTGATTCGTAGTTTACCTGCTTTCTTAGAAAGCATCTTGACCTTCATTTCGATATCATCGATAGACTTAAATATCTCACGGCTGTTAGTATCAGTCATCATGCTATCGATACGCATAGAACAATGACCTTCACTAAGTTCTAGTGTGATGTATGCCCCACTCAACCCAGCGTGAACCCAGTTAACTGCTAGATTTTGCAGGAACAAACTTTTTCCTGAGCCTGATCCGCCCGCAAAGATTTGCAATTCACCGCGATTAAAACCGCCATATAGTTTCCTATCCATGCTGGGCCAGCCTGTGCTATTTTGACCGTTATTTGATTTCAATTGCATCAGTCGAGCCCGGGGATCCGCGAAGTAATCTGTTCCCATATCTTTCTGTAGACTGATCTGCACCGCATCTTTGATCAGTTTTTCGACAGGATCAAACTCGCCCTTTTCCAATAGATCCGCTGCCTTTAATATCGCCCTTTCAAGTTCTTGTCTTTTTGTAAATTTTTCAAATTCATCTAAAAACCAATCATAATGTCCATCTGTCAATGAATCGATTCTATCTACATTAACACCTGTTGCCGCTTTGATCTGCACAGGATCAGGCATTATGTTATATTGTTTAGTATGCTGAACTATAAAATCTGCCGCTGCCCTCAATTTCCTATCGAAATTTTCAGGGTTCATGATATTTGTAACTCTCGTATATAATTCAGCATTCGTTACCATCATCTGCAAAAACAACAATTGTATCTCATGATTATTATTAAATTCGTTTCTCAATTTTCTTTCTCCTCATCTCAATTTTAACTTTACTGGATGTTGCATTCTGTAGTATACTAAGCAATGTGGGTAATTTTCCATATCTTACAACCGCGTCATTAACATCTTTTACGCCCTCATGCCACTCTGGAATGCTAACATCATATCCCAATTCTAACGCCCTATCACATGTCGATAATCCTGTCTTGTCTTGATCTGGAACAAAAATGATTTTTTTGTTCACTTGCGATAACACATTCACCTGATCATCATTGATAGTATTATGTGTCAATGCACATCCATTTATAGACAATGCATCAAATATTCCTTCGACTAATATACAGACTTCATATTCAGGCTTTTGAAAGTCTATTCCAAACACATATCCCGGTTGCTGCTCGTTGATCCATTTTGGAATCTTATTATCTAAAAATCTACTAGTATGTCCCACTATCTTATCGTGATATGTGTATGGTATGATTATCCTGTTTGCCTGCCTCCCATTCTCATCGGGCGTGATCATGAACGGATAAGATTCGCAATCTACTCGTCTATTTTGCAGATAATCTACATATATTTTGTGCGATGGATTGTTTTTATCGATCAATATACCATCTGGCAATTTATGTTCTTTAAACTTTACTTTAAACTTTTGCTTCTTTACCCTTACCAATTCAAGTAAATCTTTATGTTGAAGGCTTTCGAGGCTCCATTTCTGTATCTGTGTTTCATCGATTCCACACCAAAACAAGAACATCCTTGCATTCTTTGTGATGCTTTTACCCAATGTGAATCCACATTTATACCCGCAGTTGAAACAATGCATCGACCAATTATCGCCGTCTATCCTGACCCCGCCCCTCTGTCGCGTGTCGGGTCTGTGACCTTTGTGATGGCAACAAATGGCATTGAAGCTGTGCCAACCGCTGGAAGTAAGTTTCTTTTTGCCCGGAATTACTTGAAGAATATCAAACACATTGTAATTATAGCATGATGATGCGCAAAAACAATGAATATCGGTAAGTTATCTTGCTAAAATGTTCGTTACCACACCCACATTGCTCACAAACTGCATTCTTACATAAGGATGATATCCACGAATCGTGTATCCATAAGTGTCTGTTGCATTAGCATATGTCGCGGTAGTTATGGGATACCAGTCTCCGTCAACAATAGTGGAACCTTCTATGATTACATTACCATGATAATCAGTATATCTAGCCTGTATCGTAAGTATAGGATTATCATTGGTGTTTATCACACTACTATAGTAAGTCTGACTATTACTATTGGCATTAGAGTTTGGATTAAGATTTGGAAAAGGCTGCCCAGTAGGTATAGTAACTTGTTCGCTAGGTAAGAATGCAGGTAAAACAGAATTAACTATATTGATATCTCCGCGGGCTCCTGCATTCTGATCAACATAAACCGGATAATCAAATTCCCCTACAGGAATCTCAAGTGAATAATGACACATCTGTGCCTCTATATCTTCTAAATCGGCTGCATTCAATATGAGTGCTGCTATTCCAGTCAAGGGTAATTGTAGTGTCAATGCTTTTCTCAATAATACTTCAGTGCCATCATAACTTATGATGCGACAAGTGATAGACTTGCCTGTGATATCGACTGGTTTTTGTTCTTGATTCAAGAATTGAAATTGTATCTGATTATCCACACCTTTGTGAAGTGTTAATGTTTTAGCATAGACTGGCATATATTTCCTCGGTGAATACCCTGATAATAAAACAACGATTTGGCGTTGAACATAAGTGAAGACGGCGGTCGAGTACACAAGATTGGCTCCTTGACTATATTTAGTCTAATAAAATACAAATAATTAGTTTGGTAATTTACCGATAAATAATTTTTGCAAATTAAAATGGTATGTCTCAAAACGAATTCTTCAAAAAATTAAGCGAAAATCATCCTTTCATCACCATATGTTCCTACGCCGGTCAAGATTATGTTGGCATAGTACAGAACAGAGATGATGTTGTAACCACCCTTTACGATTATGGGGCTATCATAGAACCAATGATCAAAGAAAAATTCTTAGAATTAGGTGATCTATGGTGGTGGGAAAGCAATAGATTGATTCCAATCAATTTGTTCCTCAAGAATGATTGGAATATCTTTAAACCTTATTTAAGAACATTCACAAACAAAAATCTAACTATCATACATGGACCGGTATGTAGTTTGTTAGAACTTCATAAAAAACGAACTAAGCGTAGGAGCATCACACTAGTAAAGAAGATGACTTGATCAAATTCATGTGAACTACTACAAGATGTGCGTAGGCTAATGCGTGACTTTTCTTGAACACATACCCGTCAGTTCCTTTATCCCATATAGTTTCACTGATTTCTTTATATTTCTTTCCTATCAGATGTTTCTTTCCGGGGCGTATTAATGCTAGGAACATAGCTAATCGTGGAACGCTATTGATGTCTTCAGGCATTTTGATCAAATTATACCATTGATTGTTCAAGTGTATCAATTTTTCTACAGTCCCTTTGTCTTTTAACATCGACCAATCGGGCTCACGCATCAATTCGATCAAATGCTGTTCGTCGCGCACTTGATTGTATACATGCACATTAAGTATGTCTAATTTAAAATAACCTCGCTCTTCTGCTTCGGTATAATCTATAGAAGCCATGTTATTGACAGGATCATATGGGATATCAGTGATATGTATGCCGGTGTTGTGTTTTCGTGGAGGATCTACTTTTAGCATGGCGGCGGGAATGTGTTCTATCAATTTTAGAACTTTGTCCCTATCACCTACATCGATATCAACATCAGTATCGATTCTCATGCTAGACCTAATTTTTTGTATGCCTGTTGAACAACTATAGCTTGTCGTTCTGCGTCTTCTACCGCTTTGTGACTTGTGACATGTCCACCGTCTTTGAGTTTAACTCCCGCAACTTCGTATAAAGTCCTAGTATCTCTAACAGTATAAAAAGGCCAAGGAATAGGGTTAGGCCTATCGTCCAGTACTTGTCTGAAGGCTGTCTCAGCAACGACCACATCAAATGCTGCACCATTGCTCCAAACAGCACGGCGGTTCCAACAAAACTTATAAAGTTCTTCCATGCACTCTTTAAATGAGATTCGTCCCCGGTCTCCCAGTGCTTCCTCAAGTGCAGCAGGGCTTTGCTCACTCCACCAGCGTAAAGTATCATCGTTAATTACCCTATTGTGTATTTCAGTTTGCTCTTCGATTGTTGGTCGTAATTCTAGTCGTTCTGCTACACCATTTCCTTTTGGATCAAATCTTACAACACCAATGGTCAATATAACACAATATGGACTTGTGTCTAGTGTCTCCATATCGATCATTATGTCATTTGCCATAATATTATATTAATGATAAAATTTCTTTGTATAAGTCAGGTGCATAATCTTGCAACGAATGCTTTCTAAATTCGTCTGATTTTTTGATGAAGTATTTCATATCCTGCCAATTCTTTGTATTTTTAATTTGATCCTCGTTGAGCCAACTCATAAACAATTCTACATTTTTTTTCATACTATAAACCGCAAAAGATTTTGGATGTGTTTTTAATTCTTCTAAAAATTTTTCGCATTCAGGTAAAAAACTTTGTCTATATTTTAATGAAAGTAATTCAAATTTCAAATATTCCGGATGAATTACTCTATTGAAATGAATCCCGTAATTTTTATAGTTATTATTTTTTTCACCATACTCATTCACTAATTCTAACCAAAATCGTAATAATCTAATAATTCCGTGAATATTTAGTAGGCTTATTGTACAACTTAAATTGCAATTTAGATTATGCATGTAAGATAAATCAAAGAATGTTCTAAGGTTCGTTTCTACCTTTTTCCATTGAATAGGGTATCTTATATATTCATTCAATTCTTTGTATCCATCAATTGACACTGCTAAACCAACCGATCTAAATTGTTTCCATAATTCTAGTAAGTCTTCATCTACTCCTGTTAAATTTGTGACATAATTTATATCAATATTTTTACTAGCGCCATTGGAAATTAGATGCTTTAGCAAAATATGATTTGTATCAATAATAGTAGGTTCACCACCTATCAATGCTATATGGTGTATATTTGTAAAAGTATTGAATATTTCAATTATATCTATCGAATTTAAACTTACTGATTTTTCATTAACTATCAAAAGTGCTTTGTTATTCATCCATATATATTCATGTTCATCTTTCCACTGGTCGCTATTGTCTCCATTACAAGTCATACATTTACTATTACATTTATTTCCCAAAGACAAATCCAAATATCTGATATCTTTAGTATCAACTATAATATTCATGGGTATTTCATATTGATTCAATGACTCATTCCAGATTTGTCGCATTGAGATGCCGTTAGTATCTTCTACGGATTTGCATTTATTACAGGCTGCAGGCCAAATACCATTTTTAAGCTGAGTTCTTACTTCACACAAATCTTTACTATTCATTTTTAAATCGGGGCTTAACTTATGGTATTCTTTATTTTTCACATTTGACTGATATGCACTAACATCAATATTGCAACAGGGTATATAATTGCCATAATTATTGATGGATGCAGATCCAAACGCCAAAGCACAAAATATAGGTTTATTTTTTTCTGTCATTACTATTCCAAATATTATCCATTTGTTTTACTTCATCTATTATATCTTTATGCAAGTAATTGATCAATAACGCAGGTCTAGTTATATCAGTATTGTTAGGCATGCTACTATGAAGAATCCTGCAATTATAAATCAAAGCACTGCCTTGTGAAATACAATGTTGTTTCACATTATTATTGAACCATTTTGTATAATGATCATTATAACACAAATCGATATCAAAATCTCTTTTCTGGGAAAATGGAACTAATCCAGTCGATCCGTTTGTTGGATCAAGATCAAAGATGGGAATGATACATTGAATGCCTAATAATCTTTTATCAAAGTTATATTTTTTAAATCTATATGGGGTATCTACATGTGGATTTACCCATTGTGAGTGTGATGATATATGAACACTGTCTATAGCATAAGTTTCTAATTCAGGAAAATCAACTTGTATGATTGATTTAATGATGTTGTCTATGAATTGGACACTTTGCCAATCGTCTAGCATCTGACTCCACCACACTGCTATATCTTTTAGATTCTTTATTTCATCTTTCTCGGCATATACCTTGTAACTACTGCTAGCCCGTACCGGTACAAGTTTATCTAGATCATTTTTGATATCTTCTATTACCGATATTGGAATACAATTCTCAAGTATTGTGTATCCCCTACCATTTTCTAGTATGTGTTTTAAGTCCATTTTAGTTTATAAAAAGTTTCCATAGCAGGATCGGTGAAATTAAATTCAACATGAGTTTTGCCTGGCCAACCTGCCGTATGAAATGCCCAGGTAAAATCCTTATCACAAACTAACCCTGTTTTTTCTAGTTCATGTTTGAGTTCTAATGCCCTTGTTGCTGATAAAAATTTAATGATCACTGCCATTATGACCACCTCAACATAAAATAAAAATAATCTTTCTCATGTCTGAATTTAATTTTAATGAGTTCAGCAGTCATCTGCCATTTACAATGTTTGTAATATCCATCAATGTTATTCTCTACCCATTCTAACATCTCCATATACTTATTTACAGCATCATCTATATCTAGTTCGGTAGTATCGTATTCATAATGATGCCAATTACTATCGTCCCAGTTACTAGTAAATGTAACCATTACATGAATTTAAGAATATACACTAAATGCTTTTTTTCGTCAACTACTTTATAACTATCCGTTATATTTCCTGATTGTAGATTCATCTCTAACCCGTACTTTTCAAGTAACCATTGTTTGAAATGATATTCATCCCAATCACCGTTCCTATACTCCATGAATTCTTTTCTAGCATTCTTTAGTGATTGCCAATACTTCACACGATTGCGCCTGAAATCTATCTCAGGATCATCGTCATCATAGTCTTGGAAGTCTTTTATTATTCCCATCTCAATCTAAAAAATATTGCGTCTTTCTCATCATAAAAATTGAATTCTAGGTATCTCTCGCATGGATGCGTGAAAAATCTCTGTCCAGGCAATCCAAATTGTTCTATCGCCCAGGCACATGTCTCATCCCATGTAGTAATATTATCACCCATTTTCCATGGAATCCTCACGCAATAAATTTTATCAGTATCCTGCATCTTTGAGCAACTTCTTTACCTCGTTGATCTTAGTGGCATCCCTCTTGAATTTTACTGCCCATAGTTCAGGATTAATGTATTCGATGATCAATTTTACCTGAGTTTCATCTAAATTTTCAAGAAATTGTTTGCCGCTACCGCTTTGATACAATATCCAAGGACTTATCTTGCCAGTAGTGATCGCGTAACAAATCTTATTAATGTTGCCATATCTTAGATAGTCTTTGCTTAAAATCTTTTCACTTTCTGACAAAGATATCATAGTTTCGATTGATCTAGCGATAGCATCAAAAGGATCTTCCTCGCGTAGATACTGAGCTAAGAACAGGTTGTAAACGCTATCGCTAGTCCAGCTTCCATCGATCTTATAGTCATTCTTCAATAACCATTCACTATACCGCGATGGATTAAGTACATTTACTTCTACACAATAATTTCCAAACTTTACGAATGCGGTGTAATAGGCACTTTTCATGAAATCTTCATAAGTTTTTTGTTTCTTGCTTGCGCTATTTCTTTTATAGAAGTTTAAAAAAGCTTGAAAGCCTATACGGTTACCTTGTTTATCCTTGTCTTGATATCTGCGTTTGTTCTCGCAGATATGTTTAAATATTGTTGATTCTCGCAAGAACTCACGCTTACAGAATTCACAACTGAACTTAGTTTCCCCTGTCACGCTCATACTGCTTGATTTCTTCTTCAGATACGATTGCATTCAATACCTCAATATCTTGTATTTTCATTTCTGGAAACATCTCTGCCAGATAACATTTTCTTTTTTGTTCTTCGACAAATGCCTGTGATAATTGTTCTAACTGCTCTTTGTCAAGTTTATAAATTTTAGAATAATAGTCTTTGATATCTTTAGCTTTAGCGGGCTCTTTCAATTTAGATACTTTGTCTTTGATGTTGGGTATCCACTGATGAAATTGTTTTCCTATTCCCGGACTAGCAGAACATAACATTAGCCATTGTAGCTTAGGATGTTTACCTATAGCTTCATTGAAAAAATACTTGTTGGCATGATAGTCAACAGATTGCAGATAATATTGTTGTATGTCTTTGCTGCCTTTAACTGCACTCATCCAATGTAACATCATGAACGGAACAAATTTCTTTTTCTGCTCTTCGGTCAATCGATCATAATATCCATAGTCTTTTTTATCCAATGCCACTAAGGCTTCGAACAAATCAAAGTCTTGCTTCTCAAACTTCTCATCAGTAGCTAGTTTTTCTTTAGCCATTATCGTTTCAATGATTCCATTGTAATGATATGACTGATCTCTTGACCTAGATCACGGTCGCTTGGAATCACATATAATGTATAAATGTTATCATCATTCTTTCTATCATAATGTCTTAACTCTAACACAGTGCCACCGTTAGCCTGATATAATGTAAAGTTAGTACCATTGCTTGCGATCCTGGACCTTTCCTGAACTACTAGTTCAGCAGTGTCATCCATTTTTTTGTTATCTCTTTTTGCTTTAGTTAACTGTTTATCACACCATTTAAAAAACATACCTATCATATTTTTCTCCTATCAAAATGCTTGGCTATAATCTACGATCTCGCAATTCCTGCTGATCTCTTTCACGAAATACACGCATCGTGGCTTTTTCCCATCGTCGATAGGCACACACAAGAACTGCCCATTCTTTAATCTGGGGGCATACCATGTTACATCATGATAGATGTCAACGATCTCTATGGGTTCGAATGTTGGCTTGAATGAACTCAAGGGATTAAATTCGAATGCGCTGAAGCCACGATCATTGATACTTGTCAGGGGCAATACTTCTAGATCGCCGTGATCTTTCTCGCCTATCAGTATTTGCCAATCCATTGGCATCTTGATTTTTTGATCGCCAATCTTTAATACCAATGCAGGGCTATTGAATGATTCTAGGAATATCAGTGGGATATAATGATAATCTACATTCTGTGGATTACTATTGTCTAGTATAGCGAACCGTAGATCATCGATCTCTTCGGGTAATGTCTCTAAATTGTAGTATGTATCTTCTAAGGTTAGTATTCGCATGTGTCGATTTTCTCATTTATAATCTAGCTTTTCAAGCGTAAAAGGATAATTAGCTTCTTTGTAAAAAGTTTTCCGTTGTGTCAGATGTCGTTTGGCAAATTTACAGTTGCTTGTTATGTCCCAGATTTGAACAAAGTCTTTATCTTCCGCTTTACGGATGCCACGACCAATACTCTGTATAACTCGTACAAAGCTTTTGCCAGGCTCGATAAGAACCAGATTAAAAATACGGGGGATATTAATACCAACACTAGCCACACCATATGTTGCCACAATGATCTTGTCCATGCTAGTAGCGACCTCGTCGTATTCTTCTTTTCTTTCTGTTAACTTGGTCTCTCCTGATATGAATACCGCATCAGGTAATCTTTTCAATATCTCATTTCCTGCATTGATGCGATCAACTAATACCAGCGTGTTGCCCGTATCATTGATCTTTGCTATCAATTCTGCGATCTTATCTAATCGCTTTGTTTCTTCTAATAGATGTTTTAGTTCGCTTTGATAATTCGTGAATTCTACACCATCTAGTAATTGCACGATATTGACATGACATTGTGCTAACACTCCTTTATCTTGTAATTCACTGGCTGCTAATTTATTGATGACTGGGCCGAGGCTAACGAACAACGATTGCCTCTCAAAGTCTGCCTTAGGGATAGTACCGGTGAGTCCCCATCTGATCGGGATATGGCTCATGACACCTGTCAATAATGACTTCAGTGCATCGGCCTTTGCCATGTGCACCTCATCGACCATGACGCAGACAACATCTTCTAAGAACTCACCGATCGATATATCTGCTTCTCCCGCCTTAGTGTTCTTCAATAAGTTATTGAGGCTTTGCCATGTACATATCGTGTGCTTTTTACCAAAGTCTTTCCTGTCCCCGAAATACACGCCCACATCTAATCCAAGATTCACATAGTCCGCTTCTGTCTGTGTGACCAAACTTTTGTTAGGAACAATCACTATCGATCTACCATATGGCTCTATGCTATAACTCAATGCTGCCGTCATGATTGTCTTGCCTGCGCCAGTCGCAACTTCCTGGACACTCTGCGGATTTGCCAAGAACTGGTTGATGATCTCGATCTGATAGTCACGGAGAACGATGGGTTCTCCTTCTACGGGATGTCCTTTGGGCCATGTTTTGTGTTTAAATGTTTCCTCGGACACTTGATTGAACTGAAAATTGGTAGTGTATTGTCGCAAGTCTACCAATTCGATATCATATCCCGCTTCTTCAAGTACGGGAATGATCTCAGGCAATAGATTGATATATGTGCTACCCGCTAGACTAAAGTAACTGACCTTGCCATTCCATCTACCCAATTTTACCGCGGGTAAGTATCTGGCCCCGGGAATCTCATACTCAAATTTTTTCATCAAGGTTCTACGCTCGGTGAGTTCCAAGCCCTCGATCTTTATGTTGACCTCATCCTTGACTATAATTTTACATTCTCTCATCACTATATTCTATCATAAAGATTAGTACTTAGTCTACACAAAAGGCAAAAAGAGGGAACATATGTTCCCTCTGTGTAGACGGGGGACTTATTGACATTGCCCCTTGCCTTCACACGGCAGACTATGCCCGTTTCATCACGGTATTCTCAGCAAGCATCTTCCAGTTACGGGGACTAACTTTGACCAGATCCGCGATCTTGAGTGCCATGCGCAGTGACAACTCACGGAGCTTGCTACGCTTTTCCCACATGAAGTCCAGAACCTCTTCACCCTCGTTCTCGGCGAAGTCATAGTCCTTGAACAATCCACCCGTGTCATTGCTATCACGGTGAACCTGCTTGATGCGTAGCATCTTGTCACGCTCGGTGTCGATGGTAAGATCGAGGAAGTGACAACGGCTCTGCAATGCCTCCAAGTGATCCTGGAGCTTTTTGCTCTTGAGGTTCTCAAACTTCAAGTTGGTGATAAAGATCACCGAACCCTTGAATTCGAACTGATCGGGCACACCCTCACGGCGTAGCATAGCACTGTCACTGTTCCAGCAGATACGGCGCCGTTTGCCACTATCAAGTGCTGCCTTGAGGATGTTGAGTGACAGGTCATCTTGCAGGATGCTGTCGCAGTCATCGAACACCAGTACATTCTTGGCATCGCTGTACTTGAATAATGTGCAGTAGAGACCGATCGCGGTCATAGCACCTTTCATGATTTCGAAACGAACACGCTTGCCTGCCAGCTTGTCAAACATGCTAGCCTTTTCAAGCTGGGTCTCGACACCAAAACTCTTACCAACTCCCGGGGGACCTGATACGATCATTGCACGGATATCACCGTTGATACATGCCTTAGACATGTCATCGAGGATCTCAAAACGGGTAGCGATACGGTTCATCGCTTCCTCATCAGTCTCGGTAACGGTTGCTACTTTGGGTTTGAATGCTACTTCGGTCATTGGTTCTCCATCAAGATATTCGATATTAGACACATTATTCACTTTTACCTTCACTACATCAATAGCAATCGGGAAATTCCCGTCGTTTTTAACAGTGACATATGCACCTTTTTTGCCCTGCTGAAAACCTTTGACAAGGGTGAATTTCGTATTGATCACGGGGATATTGCGATATTCACCAAACTTGATAAGAACTTGAGACATTTACTTACTCCTGTTTGTTCACTGTATGAATACTATTATATACCCAGACCCATTTATTGTCAACCTCGAATGGTGTCGAAAATCTGATTCTTGAGGCGACTTACATCCTCATCATCAACATAATAATCCGTTGAGGGGTCATAATACTTGCCCTCCTTAGGATCATAATACAGTACCGCGCCCGAAGGATAATAGAAAGGACCTTCTAGTCCCTTTCTGGGTTGGTATTTTGCTTCACGCTCGGTTAGGACTTTATAGCCCATTATGCGATCTCCAGAGTTTTTGCAGGGTAAGTGATTTTACCGTCGTATGCCAGTTGGCTCTTTTCGAATGATGTCATGTAATCATCGGAAACGATATCGAACCCAATGATAGTCTCAGAACCAAAACTGTCACTATATTCAATAGTATCACGCACTGCCATCACAAGGCTAGTAGCATCAGCATATGAACCCGTGAACCCCTTGATAAAGTAGTCCCCGCCACCTTTATTCTTCCAGTAGGGCTCGTCTTCAGTACCATAGTTTTCACGATATTGGGTAGTGATAAGAATCTTGCTCATGTTTGTCCTCGATTTCAGAATAAAGATAGTATACTAGAATGCCCATTTATTGTCAAATTTAGGCTTTGATCCAATATTCCTCGTCAAACATTTCCACACTCTCACTTCCATCATATTCACTGATCTTGAATAATGTGCCCTCGGGTACCCATGCTACAGCCAGATCATCGACACCGTTGCGACACATCTCAGGATATTTCAATGTTATGTATTCAATTATCATTTGCTTATTCGCATCATTAAGTATCATATCTACCAATGTGGGATCGAAAATCAAATCATTGCCGTAACCTTCAGTGTCCCAGGTACTCCATCCTGCCCCAAAATTAGGACTATAGATCACTGCCACCGAACCATCTCTAACATACTTATTCATTGAGTTCCCATTTGTGTGCTTCATACCAACTTAGTTCCCCGCTCTTTTTGATTGCTGGGGTAGTATTGATCGAAATATCATTGACAACTAATTTATCAAACACCTGCAATAATTGATTATTATCATCAAAGGGCAAACACCACAAGTTATCACTTTGATCAGTGAAAAAGTATTCTACCCTAGCGTATGTTTTTTGTTTCCACAATAATTTTTTCTTGAATTTTAATGTAAACTTTTTACAGACATATTTTGTCTTAGTGGTATCAGCATATTGTTTAAGTTCATCGAACTCAAGATCATAATCATACATGTGGGGTAAACGATGCACCAAACCAATAAACTGTTCTCTGATAGAATGTTTTGGTCCATGAATATAGATATTTAAATCTTCCCTGAATTGAGATAATTTACATTCTTTGATTTTCCATAGCATGATTTTTTTACTATAGTAATCCCGTATATTATGGGCTTTTAAGTAATCAGCTTCAATAACTTTGGAAACCACTGAATCATTATAAAATTTAAGGTATGGCGTAATTTTATTTTCCTCGCTTAATCTTTGGTATGCGCAGGAAAGCACTAAGAAATCCCCCTCGATCTCTAATACTTTATATTCTTTAACCAAATTCATATCTAAATCATTAAACAAGGTACTTAAATGTTTGAGATTTTTTCCAGATTTTGAATTTAATATCTGTTGAAGTTTTGGGTGTTTTGAAAACATATTATCTCCAGTTGTCAAAGAGCATGATAACAGAAACTATGTTTCAAATCAAGTATGTGTTACCCGATCGTTATATCTTCCATACCAGCCGTTCTCAGGCGAACAATGTGACCTAATTGCCACTGCTTGCTGTCAATGCCCTTTAAAATACCTAACCATTTGTTCCTCAATAATGCCACTTCGTTGATGATAGTTTCGAAATCGATGACCTCGTCTTCACCATCGACATATTTCTCAGCATCACGGCTTGTGAGTTGCCTGTTATAAGCTTCTAGGTATTTTTGGAAATACTTGCGCCGTATCTTACGCAGTTGGATATTGAGATAGTTCAATACCGCCTCTATCTCTTGTAACTGATTGAATCTATGTTCAGTAACACCAGGGAGTGCGGCAATGTTTTTTTCTACATTGCCGTAAACCCTCACATCGTGTTTAGCCCTATCTAGTTCTTGCTCATAAAAATTTATGAAGTCAGGAATACTAGATAGGTCAGTACTGATCCTTGTGTACCAGCTTATTGCCATTCGTCAAGATCGTCAGTAAGATTATCAAAATCTTCATCATTCCAATCATCGTACTCTTCTACTTGATCAGCATGTGATTTCAAAGCACTGATGATGTCTTTATCTCCGGAAAATGCTTGCTTGATCTCACTGGCTTCGTAATCATTATCAATCAATAGATTGATCAAATCCTCTGCTGCCAATGTTCTCTCGCTAGGATCTAGATGAAATCTCAAGCATTCCCACACTTCAGAAATAAAATTCAAACTCATTCTGTTACCTCCTCCTCGTTAGGTGTAACAGTACTTAGCTTGAAACGATGCTTTTTCTGGAATTCTGTCATGACTTTATCCAAGCATCCATTCTCATTCGTTTCCCAACCTTTACGGAAGAATTTAAGGATTTCCCCATCTTCGGTTGTGTATGCAAGTCGATTTCCCTCTTTGTTGAGAACACCTTGCTTCTCAAACAAATCTAACAATCCTGAATAGGGATTCATGCCTGTAGAATAAGGAATCTTGACTTGAACGCTTTCGAAAGGCTTGCTGTATCGTGTTTTCATGACCTTGCATGCGCTACGGATGCCAAGCACATCGGTGACTTTGTTGCCATCCTCGTCTTCTTTGAGTTTAAGTTTCTTCATGGCGACTACGATGCTTGAAGCATAGATGAATCCTTGACCGCCCGAAATCTTGTCATCAGGATCAAACATGTCTTGGCTAGCATATGTGTGATTTGTCGCTACCAATCCAACATTATGACTACCGAACATGTTAACGCAATTACGGACAAGTGCTGTCAATGCCTTAGGCTTGCGACCCATGTCACCCTTCATGTCACCCGCTTCAAATTGATTCACATCAGTTGGAGTCAACAACATACCAAGACTGTCGATGATGAACAATACTTTAGGTTTATCCTCGGAAGGCATAGCCTTATAATCGATCATGAATTTGCTAACAGTTTTGGCGACATCATCGATCATTGCCATGTTGAGTTTCAGTAATTTTTCTTCGCTGGTATCAACGCCAAGATTGTGTAGCCAGTCTTCATCTAGTGCATTTTCCGAATCGATTAAAACAACAAAAATTCCTTGGGCTTGAGCATGCCTTACCAGATTCCCGGAACAGATGTATGATTTTCCCGATCCACTTTCTCCGGCAAAGACAGTAACTTTACCAAGAGGTACGCCTTTATTAAAGTCACCACTAATGAGGTAATTGAGAGCATAGTTTCCTGTACTAATCCAATCTGTGGGGTCATTGAATCCAATGCTTAATCCATCGATTGACTTAGTAATCTCCTTTCTAAATTTGCTGACATCAAAAGGTTTCACCATATCAACTATCCAGTTCCTTTGAGTTGTACTCTTTGATCAATTGGATAAGTTCTTCTTCGGTATTACATACTACCTTTGATGTGGCCCAATCATCTTTTTTGTTTCTCCCCGGTACTTCTAACATGAAACCATTTTCATAACGGTTTAATGTGATACTATCCGAGACTTTTGCTAATTTGTCAAGTTTTTTCATTTTGTTTTCCTCACATTATTCTATTATACATTCTATCATTAAATGAAACTTTGTCAAGCAGATCAGGACAGGTATCTGCTATTTTTTCTAGTTCGTATTCATTTGGGTAATGCCTCAAGGCTGCCCTTGCCCTATCACGGATCATGCTAGGAACCCTTGGCGTCTTGCCCGGATCACATAATTCTTCTAGTAATCTTTTGCCTTGTTTGAGGGCGCGGTATCTTTCATCAGGTAGTGTCATGGTTATTCTCCTAGAAGGGGGCTAATGCCCCCGTCCCCTCTTAAGACTTGTTCTGTCTTGCACGGATCATGGCTAAGATGTCCTGTGCTTTATCGCTTGAAGTTGCTTTGGGGACCTCGACAGGTCGCGAAGAAGTTGCTGGCTCATCCTCATCCCAAGGAATAGAAGCTTCTTGGGCGACTGGCTTGCTTGGTACGGTCTCAACGACTTCACTAGCAACACCTGAGGGAGCATCTAATCCATATGGACGATAGTACGCACCCCACTTGTCATTGTCATATGGGCGACCATCAACACTTGCCTCGAACATCTCTTTGATCACGCGGAGTTCTGCTTCGCTTGGCTTCTTGGGCAAGAAGTCTGCGAGATTGAATAGGCCGTGTGCTTCAAGAGCCGCTTGCTCTACCTCAGTCAATGCACTTTCTTTTCGTGCCCAGTTGCTAGTAGAATAGTCAGCATACCCACCTTTGCTAGTCTTTTTGATGTTGAAATCAAGACCGCGCATGTAGTCGGTTGGAAGTTCTTCCATCTCGGGATCCATCAAACTTGACTTGATGATTGTAAAGATTTGTGGACTGATGACGAAACGACGGATAGGATTTGGGGGAGTTTTGTCTTCTCCGATGGGGTTCTGGCGAACGAAACCTTGGAAAAGATAACTACGCTTTTTCCAGTATTTGTTTGCTAGTTCTTTTAAAGATTCATCCTTGTACCAAGGACGAACTTCTGCCAATACAGGGCAATTGTCACCAAACATCTCTACGCAAGGTACTTGAACTACCACTTGCTTGACATTTGGATCACCTTTTACTCCATTGAATGGAAGCTTGATGATTTGACGCTCTACCCAGAAAAAAGTATTCTTGCTATCTTGATCTGGAAGGAAACGAACAGTTGCGATTGAACCTTCGTCCATGTTCCAATGGGGATAGATTGCGTTATCTGATGATGCGCCTGAGGCGCCTTTTTGTGATTTGTTTTCTTGTGCCGCGATACGGGCACGGATCTCTGCTAGACTTGCCATTTGTTTTCTCCTTTTAAAAATGTGCCTAAGTTGAGCCTGTTTAAGTAAAATATGTCGTTGTCAAGGAGACAACTAACATACTATCAAGTATAAACTACTTTTCAAGTATGTCAAGAGTATTTATCCCAGATATGGGAAACCTCACTTTTTTGTGAGGTTTTTTGTGATTTTATTTTCCCATTAATCGTTTGATTTCGTCTAACGGATCCACGCTTTCATTAGCACCAACCAATTTGCCAATGTTATTGTTTCTAACCTTTTCAGTTGGGCCCAATTGTCCCACACGCTTTTGGTTAGCATCTAGGTCTTCCGCCACACCTTGC